GTGGAACCTCACGGTATCCACAGAGTCCAACTGGTTAGATCCCTAACAGGGTATCTGTCCAGCTAGAACCAACCGACCGGGTATTAACCGGCTAGGTTGGAGCTTCGGACTCTCCCTCAGGGCTGGCCATCTAGGCCTGGCCCCGACCACTCCCTAAAGGGGTGATCTCCACCCAAGTTTCATGCCGATCGACCTGGGACGACCAAAACGTTCCAAGTGTTCCGTATGAACCGACGGGGTTTTCACTCCCGCCGGAGCTCTCTCAACGGCCGCTAGGCCGTCGATCGAGATGTTGGGGTAAGAGCAGGGAATCAAATCCCTTATACTACCCTCACGCTCCAACTTCTGGAGACACTTGAGAAGGGCACCAGTCCCCTCGAGATGATCTCTCGGAGGTTTGGCCTCCACTACATACCCCTTAACGATGGGGGTATGGAGGCTTGGGTGTAGCCTCTCCACGGAGAATGTATTAGTATCCTCCGCGAGAAAACTCACCCTGCCCAGTAGAGAAGAGGTTGGCTGAATGGTAGGGAAGTGCGTTAGCAACTTTCCTAGGATTCCATCCAACCATTTCACCGTCATCCAGTAACCACTCATATAGAGTTGGTTCCGGAAGGCGACAAGTGAAATAACTTCTCTAACGTCTTTCCGTTGTGTCGGAAATTCTTGCCGGACGCGAACAATGCTAACATCGCGCCCATTAAAGTACTCCCGACCACAAGATTCCCTGAACTTACCAGTCCAGAAACTCTTGTCGGCCCCTACTCGCGCACCGAAATGCTCGAGCAAGTTGACAACGGAGAGCACATGATCCTTAGGGACAATTAGATCATCCCCAAAGACACGCACCGAACCCGTATACCTTTTAAGGTCACTACGGGTGAGCGGCGAGTTGAGCGATCTCTGAATCCCCAAGAAGATCAATGTCGTAAAGACCATCGCTTCAATCGGGAAGCAAAGTGCTGAACCCATAGACGCGAACTTCGCCAAGCGAATTACTTCGCCTGAGGGAAGCCTAGCCCGTCTAGACCGAGTCGCGTCGACAGCCCCAAACAAATGAGGCCACCGATGCAACATAGCCCGGACGAGCTGATTAGAGACCCTATCGGAAGCGTCACTCAGATCGAGTGTCGCAGTTCGGTTATCAATCGAACCGCGTCGAGCAAGCTCCTGGTTAGGAACTTGGTCATCAAATCCGATAACCCTCGCAAGGAAGTCATCCTCACCGAGGTACGCGAGCAATCTATGGAGTATTGCCTGCTGCATATACTGCATGCAGGTAGGCTCCATGGCGATCACTCGCGGAGTCTTAAGCGTCTTAGGTACGAGGGTAACCTGTACAGGTACCTCCGCGCCAGGTTCGAGGAAGTCAACTCCGGCCAACTGGTCATAAAAGCGCCAGTTTGGAAGGAGATTCTCGCCGGCCGCGAGGCCGGCATTTTCAAGACGTTCGGTCCAGACCACCTGCATGAACTTTTGGTTACCCTTAAGTCCATCGGAGGTCGATCCTGGGCCGTGCCGTGGTACGTGACGCCCAAAGTAGACATCTCTATCTACCTGAGCGAAAACACGTCCATAGAGCATGTCCGACATGCGAACAAACTCACTCAGATCGCTCTTTGTGAGTTTATTGTCGAACAAACGGACTTCCTGCTCACACTTGACATAATTCGTGACGGCTTTTAGCTCACGTGCTGGGGAGCACCTGAGTTCCATCTTGCCAAACATCAGCGTTAGCTGACGCAAGGCATGGATAGAATCCGTACACGGATCGTCAAGCAACGAGCCGCTTTTCCTGTCGAACACACGACTGAAGAAACCTCCGAGAAATCGGGGGAGACTTCCCCCACGTTCATTGCTGAACGCGGGGTGGCTAGTCACCTGACCCTGGTCAAGCCATTTTTGGATGGCCTTTCCAAGGTCTGGTAGGGTTATCGTCAAAAACGACAACCCCTCATGTTCGACACGCACCGCGACGGTATTAATGTCGCGGCGGGTGCTAGTGCAGCATTGTATGGCGGATTCCTCCGCCATACGGGACCAGAGTGATAGATTCAGGCTTTTCACCGTTCCCCCTTTCGCAGAGGGTGTGCGGATCCTTAGCCTATATCACTCAACTACGGTGGGCTAAGCGTTCCTCACGGAACGCTTGTAATAGAACCTCGCAAGGAGGTCCTCGCCCAGCCGGTCTTCGAGCTCCGCTACCGAAATGACGGCGTCGTCGTCGAAGTCCTTGATCCGGATTTGGTTATCCGGGCCAATGGGCTCGTGGACTTTGCAGTCAACGAAGTAACGGCTAGAGCTGTTGTAGCCATCAAGATCATGCTTGACCGCTTCTGCGATCCGGCACAACCTAAAGGCTGCTTCCAGCTCCCGGGGGTAAAGCTCCCCCAGGGATTGGTGTGGCATTTTCTGCTGCTACCTTTCTCTGAGGAAAGCACCCCAGATCGTTGTTATAGGCCGGCATTTACCGTACCCATGGAGAACGCCTCTCACGAGGCGTTGCCTCGCACAGCTAACTCGATTTCCTGCCCAACTAGATTATAGATTGGACAAGAGCCGAGTCAGACAGCGCGTTGACGACTTTGTGAAAAACATCGAACAAGACAAAGACCAAGAGGAGCGTTTTATAGCTCACCTTGACCTTAATGTCGAGCTCGTTGAATTCCACGTCGTCACGGTGACGGGACCTCCCTAGGCGCAGGCGATAGGATGGCTCCTTTTCAGGAGCCACCTTCTCACCTTGCCCGTAGGAAGTACCGTCCTCGCTACGACTCACCACCGAGTAGCTTGGTGATGATCGCATCCGAAGATGCGGCGCACAGGGCTTTATAGCCCGCGTACACCTGCATCTGCTCAACCATTGAGTACCACCCTGGCGGAGGGACTTCGACAACCGTGTAAACGGCCATCGTAGCCCGCTCGTTCTGGGCAGTCACCAACGGATTGGCAGCGATCTTCGCATGGTCAAACCGCAGAAGATGTCGGACCCTTCCCTGTTTTACCAGGTTGTGGTTCAACGACAGCTTCCACAACCCATCATTACTCACGTATGATGACTCGCTTCCCTCCAAGAAAGTTCTCGGAAGGGGCGTAGTCACCGCGTTGATCGTGATGGATTGCGGGTCGGTTAGTGCCATAGGCATCACTCCTAGGGCTGTGGTCTACAGCCCCTATATTGGCGTCGAAAGACGCAGGTACAACACGTCTACTAGCTACAGACGGGATATCCCGAGCGCAGCTATAACGGCCTGTTGTCTGCCTGTCAGGCCAGACATGGTCAGACCAAAACCATAGGGCGTTGCCCGGATCCTTTTCTTCGTCTCTGTGACGAAAGACATAGGAGCCGGCGCGTCGTGGTCTCCCCAACAATTGAGGATAGGCCCGACGTGGTAGTAGGTATTAGTGATGGTTTTATGTTCCATCATATACCCACGACGCATCACAAGACCATCGACTGCGAACGCTTGATAGTTCTTAAGGACACTACCAGCGTTCGTAAACCAGTCGACAGCCCAGCTCCACGGGGTAACTGCCCAGATATTCTCTGGAGTCAGTTCCAGGCCAAGTATTTTCCTAGCCTGGGAGAGCCCACCAAACGCCCCCCGAGGGGGTGCGTAATAGGTGAACGCTCCCTCAAACCATCTCCGGATGACTGTATGAGTCTCCAGAGCGGTTTGAGCTCCCGTGTCCGAACCGGTCGTAACTGTATCCGTAGCGGTAGAACTCGGATGATGTGCAGGTCGCACAAAAGCCGAGGCCACCGTACGGTACACGACCGTTTCGATTGGTGGAAATTCGAACCTACGACGTACGACTTTGCCCGAATCACGCTCATACTGAGCGCGAAGACGATCAAAGTAAACGACACCGTATGCAAATTTAGCGATGTCGTTCGCTAGTGGCTTGAAACCGAACTCCACATTGAGATATTCCCCCCCGGCACCACGTGCACGGGAGGTTCTATCTTTCCAGAGGACCGACCCCACAAGATGGGGAAGACCCTCACGGAAGAGTTCGGCCATAGTCACAGCCAAGCTCGTTTGATTGAGCGTTGGCTTACAAATGGCGATAGCCTTCGTCCCCCACGCTTCAAGCTCAGCATCACTGCTGGGCTCGAACGCGGCGAACGGATTAGGAGGAATCCCCGTAGGGATTGACCCCCCAATATAGGTTGCCGTCACTGTATAGCCGGTGTGGAGCTTATCAACAAACGTAGCAGACAAATTACGCAACGTCGCCTGGATGGGCGTCGCTACGTACTGCTTACGCATGAGAAAGTTTCCACCTACGTCACCCCGATAGAGAGGAGTTTTATCTTTCCTCTTCCATTCAGGGTGGTTCTCGGATTCAGTAATCTGAATCCCCATATACCCGGAAAACGTCCCTTTAGAGAACCCGACATAGTCGGGACTCTCTTTCCGGAGCGTTTTAAGGCTGCCGGTCCACCCTTCCCAGGGTAGATCCCGGCGCTTTACACCTTTGGTATATGGCACCAGAGCTCCTTACGGTCCCGGGGGGTTAATTCCCCCCAATCACTATCCAACATGGCTTCCCCCCCGGAAAGGGGGAGTACGAGGGTTGACAAAGCCCTCTAGCCAAAGGATAGCGGATATGTTGCACTGCGCCGGGCCCCCTTTCGG